TTTCAATATTTGAGTAGCTTATTACGGTTTATTCTAATTTGGGTGTTCGTATGGGTAAAACTAATCAAAAAAATCAATCAAAAACATAAAAAAATCAAAAAAATTATTATATATTAAATTATATTATATTATATAATATACATAAGACACAATGCCTAAAGTAACATACATGAACAAGGAAATAGATATAACAAAAGATACGAACTTAGAAGATTTAATATCAAAATTAAAACCATCAAGAGAAGAATATAAGAAAGAATATAATAAAGTTTATTATCAAAAGAATAAAAAAAATAATATAATAATTTGTTCTTGCGGAAAAGAAATAAAAGCTTATTCACTATCGAAGCATAAGAAGTCAAAACATCATCAAAATTATTTAAACATATAAAATACTTAAATATACTTAAGACATTATTTCTTAAAAAAATATTTACTAGTAATATAATGGAAGACTTAGAACGTGAAGAAGAGTTAGTAGCTAAAGCAAGAAGAGAAGAATTAGTATTTGAAACATTTCTTTATTTTAAACAAGAAATAGAAAAATACGAACAAGACGAAACAATAGATAAATCCGACGACGATTTAACTGAAGCTTTTATTAATTTATTAGAGTTATTACAAGTATATGAAGATTTTAATTATGTTTTATTTAATCCTATTCGACAAGTAGGTTATACATTAAATCCTAGATCATTATCTGACTTATATGACGATATTACATCAAATATAGATCAAAGATCAACTTCATATGAAAATTTTATGCCTTTATTATCAGATTACGCTGATTTCGGCAATATGGTAAACGTTAGAGAAATAGAAAATAAATCTGATAATGAAGGGAGTTATTTTAGATATAGTCATACAACAGATAATAATTTAGAAAAGTATCAAATATTAAAATCAACTGATTCTTATGAAAAATTTAAAGAAATAAACAAAATGCATTGCTTAGCCTATGCAGTAAAACAAAAATCATCATCAGCATCAAATAAAATTTTTATACAAAGAATATTATCAAAAGAAAATATAAATAGTTTTAAAACAAAAAATTTAACAAAATATTTAGAAGATTTAGATTTTTCAATTAATATAGCAAAATATGACGATAATTTTACGAAAATAATATGGCATAAACTATATAAAACAAATCTAAAAACAGAAAATGTAATAAATATAATACTATTTAGAAGACATTTTATGATAAATGAACCGGCAAAATTCAATGGTAAAATGCGTAGTTTGAGTTATATCATGAAATATCTATTAGCCAAAAATCTATTAACAAATCATAAGTATAATTTTACAAGAAATTTAACAACAAAAGCAAAATTAACAAAAGAAATTGTAGAAAAGGAGCAAAAAAAACACCCAGAATATGTAGAAAAACCTGATATAACAAAAGATATATATGTTGCTGATTTTGAATCTATTGTTTCAACAGAAAAACATAAACCTTTTATGTTAGGATTTTCACACATAAATAAAGATAAAACTGAAATTATTCAAGCAAAAACAAAAGACGATATAAATCGAAATACAATGTTAACTAAAATGTTTGAATATATAATAAAAAATAAAACAGAAGATTATGTAGTTATATATTTTCATAATCTAAAATATGATTTTGCTTTAATTAAAATGAATCCTTTTATAACAATAAAAAATGAAATATCAAAAAATACGACAATTTATGCTGTTAATTTACTTTATAAAAATACAAAAATTACTTTAAAAGATTCATATAAAATTATACCTTTTCCTTTAGCGAAATTTAAACCACTCTTCTGTCTTCCTGAAGGTAAAAAACAATTTGAATACTACAAAATAATCAATGAAAAAAATTTCAATAAAGAATTAATTAAATTATCAGAAGTAAAAAATCCAGATAAAGATTATATAATAAATAAGAACTATTTTAGAATACTGAAATGTTATAGAGATTATTTAGATTATGACGTAAAAACCTTAAGAGAAGGGATAAAAAAATATCGCATTTTAATGCAAGAAATTACTAAAATTGATTCATTAAAATATTTAACATTGCCTTCATTATCAAAAGATCTAGCGAATAAATATGGATCATTTACAGATACTTATTTACAATCAGGTAATACACAATTATATATAAATGAATCTGTTGAAGGCGGCAGAACAACATTACCCGATTTTATCCATGATTTATTAGAAGAACCAACCATAACAGAACAAAAAATCAAAACAAACAAAAATAAAATATATACAGAATCTAATATTCAAGATTTTGACGCTGTTTCACTTTATGCTTCAGCTATGTTAGAAACATCTTTTTCAAAAGGTAAAGCTGAACTAATAGAAGATTTTTCAGATCTTTCAATATATAGTCAATATATAGTTACAGTTGATTTTAAAGTAAATAAAAAGCAACAAATACCAATTATTTCAAGAAAAATAAATAATAAAAGAATATGGACAAATCAAGATCAAAAAGAAATAACAATATGTAAAACAAAATTAGAAGACGCAATTCAATTTAACGAAATAACAGATATAAAATATCACCGCGGTATAGGCTGGCCAAAGAAAAATGGTGTAAACGACAATTTTAAAAAATTAATCATACATTTATTCAATGAAAGAAAAAAAGCTAAAAAAGAAAATAACATACCAAAATCAAATATGATTAAACTTTTATTGAATTCATTATATGGTAAATGTTTGATATCACAACAAACAACTAAAACAAAATATATTAGAGATATAGAAACAGAATCAAAATTTAATAAATATTTGTCAAATAATTTTAACAAAATTATAAAATATGAACGATATATATATCCAAATACTTTAAAAAATAAACTATTTAAAGTAAAAACAATATCAACAACAGTAAATAATTATAATATGTGTCATTTCGGTTCTTTTATTTTAGCACAATCAAAACATAATATGAATAGAGTAACAGATATAGCAAATACATTAAAAATAAATATTTTATACACTGATACTGATTCACTTCATATTGAATCAAAATATATATCACAATTATCAAAAACATATAAAGAAAAATACAATAAAGAATTAATAGGGTCAAATTTAGGGCAATTTCATGTGGATTTTGAATTTAAAAATAATAAAAATCAAGAAAATATTCATTCTAGGCTTTTTATAGGGTTAGGGAAAAAAGTATATCTAGATGTTTTAACAAATATACATATTAAAAAGCATAAAAATTATCAAAAAATAAATCAATACATAGAAAATAATAATATAAATCCTGATATATTTCATTTTACAGATAAAAAAGAAGAATATCATATAAGATTTAAAGGTGCTTCACAAATTAATATAGAAAATTATGCAAGAAAAAATAACTTATCAATATTAGATTTATATAAAAAATTATATAATGGTGAAGAAATAACTTTAGATTTAACCGACGGACGCGCAAGATTTGAATTTTCTAATAATGAAGTTAAAACACGCCAAAAATATATTAAAAAATTCTCTTTCTAAGTTAAATAATCTTTTTTTCTAAACAAAAACTTTATATTTAATTCTTCACCAGGTAAAATGTTGATATTATTTAATACACCTCTTTTACTAAGCCAATAAACTTTAAAATCAATTTTATTCAAACTGCTATTACTAAGTAAATCAATATATCGTAATTGATCAGCATTATATAAATATCGATCTTTATTATCTGATCCAATTTGGAAATAAGGTACAAAATCAGTTAAAATTGACAACTTAATAGCATTACTTTGATTTTCAAGCAAAGAATTAACAAAACTAATATTTTCTTTAACCATAGGGATTAAATTACTAGTAATGACAATATCTGCTATATCATACCATGTTGAAAATAACGGATATTCATTACTAAGAATAGTAAAATTTGCATCTAAAGGATATTGATTGTCTAATACAGGATTAACGATAAATCTAAAATCCATTCCATCAACTTGATTAAAACCAGTAAAAGCGCCATAAATACTAAATAAATTTGAAACTTCACTATTAACCCATAATTCTAACCCAGTAGCATTATCATCTCTATATTCCGCAGTAGGTAAAATTAGTTTGAATAATTGATCCTCAAATATAAATCTAGGTGCCGCAAAACCACCTCCTTGCGCTGTATTTGCTGTTTCTAAAGCTGTATTTATCATATCTAACATGTGTTGATAGAAAAATACCGTTTGTTCAGGATCATTAGGATTTAAATCAATATAAGGAACAAATTCTCTATAAGCAGTAGCAGTATTCTTATCATAAATAGTTACACTATAAAAGTTATCTTGAAATATGAAAATCGGAATTGATTGACAAGGGATAGAAAATCGTGTAATAGCCATACAATATTCATCAGGTTTTCTTATAATTGAAGCAGTTCTTGTTTCATTATAATCAGCTGTTATACTATTATTTGTATTATTTTTAATATTAGCATTAAAGTAAACACTAATATGATCTTGACTTTCGTCTAATGTTTTACTATTTTTTATCATCTTATATTTATATAAAAAAATTAATTTATTACAAATTCAAAAGCGGGGCTCCACTTTCGCGCACCAGCGCCGTAACGTAAAATATAGATTTTACGGGTGCAAGCCCTTTAAAGCAATCTCTTTTTCAATTTATCCTTACTCATTTTTGCACCACCTGCTAAACTAGGTGCTAATTCACCTCCTACAACACCATTTCCTCTCATTTTCAAAGCTTTTTTAATTGCTTTATCTTCATCCATTCCTTCTCCTACTAAAGTTTCAACTAATTGTAAAACTCCAGCAATTTCCGGTCTATTCATTGCCATTGCTCCAAATTTAGCAGCCGGTAATAATTTTTTACCTAATTTCAACAATTTTTCTAAACTTTTTCCGCCATAGAAAGTTGCTGTTTCATCTAAAGAATAATTATCAACCATAGGAATAGTCTCAATAGTTTCATCAATTGTTTGTTCATGTGAAACAACACCCAATTGTCTAGATACCATGCCATTAGTAACTGAAACAACACCACCAAATACTGCAATAATATACATTGAATAATCTCTATTTACGCTAGAAATATTGGTAAAATTAGCAGTTAATTGGAATTGGATATTTTCCAAAACATCACATGCCAAAGTTGGGTTCATAGGCATATCTTTACCAAAATCTAAGCAAAATACTGATCCAACTTGACTTCTCCATTGTGAATAAGTCAATTGACATCCATTTTCAACTGAAACACGCCATAAATCAAAACTATTTGCATTACTATAAACTCCTGATACATTTCCAAAATTAATACTAACATCATCCATTCTCATGTAACAATCAGGATCTAAATATGTTCTACTTCCAGTTGTTTGTCTTGCGAAAACATAGACTTTTCTAGGAACTTGATTAAATTGAATAGCATTGCTAGAAATTGCTCCACTACCAACACCTGCATTAACAGTTCCAACAGGAGTAATATATGTTTCTAAATTGAAGAAAGGATATGACATATTTTTAGGAATAGGTGTTGTAACTCGAGGGGTAATATAACGCAAATGCGCATAACTAACTGCACCAACATTAACATTAATAGCAGTCAAAGGATTTCCATTTGTACTATCATGAGAAATAATTCTTGACAAATTAGAATTTAAATTCAAAGTCAATTCCATAGAATTAATACCAATAAAAGCAGTTTCTTCCTTTGGACCAAAAGCAAGAGGTGAAATCATCAAATATTCATATAAAGTGCAACTAAAAGTAAGTTGAGTTGGGGTGTTTACACTAACAACTAGATCACCATATGCACCACGTTTTTCAACTGAATTTGAAGAACCATCTGCATAATTTCCCATAGGATTGTTATTTCCGCCAAATAAAGAAGCATATACTTGAGATTGATCCATATAAACAGGAGATCCAGTGAATTGTTGCAATTTTTGTCCATAATGAGTATATCTACATAAAGGTTCAATTAATTCAGATGAATTTTGAGTAAATTGAGGTGATCCGATTTGTAAATTAATATTATTAATTAAAGCGTTTTGTAAAGGTAAAAATCTAAGACTAGATGTTCCACTATTCAAATCAATTAAATTACCTACACCCGGTGCAGGTCCAGTAATATCAACAGTAATTGGAATTTCTACTAAAATTTGTCTATCAACAAATGTTTTTTCACTAGGCGGAGGCATTGTCCATTGAATATTAGTATTATTGCTAGAATTTGATCCTACACGACGCGTATTTACTTGTGAACCGCCTTTTCTAATAATATATTTAGCTTCTGAATCTGCACCCCTAATATCAATAATTGGAGGAACTGAAACACATGAGTTTACTTTGTTAATTGCTAAAGCCATTCTAAAAAAGTTATTTATATTATATTATACAATATTATTTTTTATATAATATAAAAATAAAAAATAAAAATATGTCTTGGAGATACTTATCTAAGAATGAAGATTCTAGAAAACCTAGTACTGATTTACGAGTTGAATCGGTAGAATTAGATTCTTCTGTACCTATTAAATTTAACACAGCACCTGTAGTAAACAATGCAAATACTGAAATATTGACTAGAAATTCTACAACTGGAAATATTGAAACTAAAACTTCTGGTGGAGGTGCTTTTACAAATGTAGAATTAGCAGCAGGTGCTTTAGGATATAATCCCATATTTTCAGGCGCTGGTACTAATGATGTAAAATTAAAAGGAATATTTCAAGGAAATAATATGACATTTAGTAATGTTGGAGATGATATTAGAGTTGATTGTGCTATTCAAGATAGTGCCGCTGGGGATGAGCCAGTTTTATCTTCAGATGTAATTAGAAGATTGACAGCAGGAACTGGAATTAGTTTGACTAGTGATTTAAATCAAATAACCATTTCTTCTAGTAGTAATACTGTTGTAGATTTTGAAGATTTTGATAGACCCGTAGACGGACTTAGTCAGATTGGTAAATACTTATTGATAAAAAATGCAGATTCTAGTGCAACACAAGATGATTTGTTCACTATTGGTCATCCAGGAGTGTTAGATTTACATTTAAATGGTAATGGAGTAGAAAATCCTTATACATTTCTAGCAAAAAATAACAGCTTGTTAAGTGGCGGACCATTGGCTTTAACAAATACAAATATCACTTTTGAATGTTTGTTTAGAGTTGATCAAATCCCTAGTGTAGATCCTTATATTTTTCAAGTCGGACTGTTTAGAAAAACGGCTAATTCAGCCGACACGATCCCGCAGCAATATATTGAATTATATGTAGATAATGGATCACCTTATATTTTCTTTTATACTAATGGTGGATTAATTAATTCTGGTGTTGTTTTAAATGCTAATCAATGGTATAAATTTAGATTAGAAACAAATAGTAATGTCGATTGTGAATTCTTTTTAGACGATGTTTCTTATGGAACTTTGAGTTTAGCTTCTAATACAACAGATCTTTATTCTGTAGGTGTATATAATCTGGCAAATCAAATAAATGCAGATGTTCATATGCTTATAGATTATATGAAAACTGAATATACTGTATCAAGATAACGTAAAACATTTGTTACGTAACAAAGAATTTGTTACGTGACGACTAATGAATATTTTCGCAAAATATTCATTTTGCGATGATAAGTCATATATCTTTTTTTCGCAAAATATTCATTTTACGGAAAATAATATAATATGTCATTTTTTATAGAAAGTTATGATTTTACCGATGGAAGTAGAAATAATGTTTTACTTCAAAATGTTACTTCTGAGGATACAGGAGTTGGCGATGAAGCTGTGAAATCTGGTGATAATATTAAAAGATTAACTGCTGGTGATGGAATTTCATTGTCTAGTGATTCTGATCAAATAACTGTTACAAATTCATTAAAAAGAACTATTATAAGTACTTCTTCTTTGGCCAGTGGGGTATGGAATGTTACTTATTCAGGTTTTTCTTCAGTATTGGGAGTATTTGTACAGCCTGTATATGATGCTGGTGGTACTATAAATAATGAAAGATTTGCAACTGTTTATAGTTTTAACAATACTTCTGCAAATGGAAGAGTAATGCATCATAGAAATTGTATATTAGGAATTTCGCCTATTGAATATTCTGCAGCTGGCGTTAATCTAAAAGTTTTAGTTGTCGGATTTTAGATTAAAAAATATTTATTCAATAATATATAATATTTGATACAAGAGTCATTATGTTGTGTTATAAGATAAAAGATAATTCTTGGGATATTGAAGTTATTGGGTTTGGTACTCGTGACAGATGTCAGAAATTGATAAAAAAAGATATTCTAGATCATATCACACATACTTCAGGAAAAGGAATGGCTTTAAAATGTGTAAATGAAGAACAAAAAGATCACATTGATTATGATTTAACAAATAAAGAATATACTAATCAGTTTTATTTAATTAGAAATGATGAATTGAATGAGACTATTTTATACAAAAACGTTGCTGAATTTCGTTGTGGCTGGACAACTTATTATAGTAAATTCAAAAAATACATAGAATATATCTATAAAATTGTAGAATTTGATATAAAAAAAGATCCTTTATTCTTGTATGAAGAAGTCGTTGAAGAGTTAAAAACTCTTCAACGTGATGAATTAAAGGAAAATCACGAAATAAAGAAAAATGAACCTAAATTAAGGTTGTCATAGTTTTAAATTATATAATTTAAATTATATTTTCTTTTTTTATGATAATATAAGTCTATTAAAAAATGTCTATGAAAAAAGTTTTAGATCCTAACCCTAAATTGTGGTGTAATGGAAATTTTAACAATTTGAACTTAAGTGGTGCTATTTCAGGGGGTAGTTTAACTAGTCCTGTTTTAACCAGTCCTGTAACAATTAATGGAAGTGCAACGAATGAAGATGGTAATAATGTTTCACTTGGCTTAGGTCCTTCAAATGTTGTTGTCAAATACAAATCGAGTAATGTAGAAATGCATAATTCTGATAATCTTCAAATAATTAATTCGGGTGATACTGATTTATTGAGTACTCTTTATCCTGTAAATGCTAGCGGAACATTCTTTAAAGTTGATGTTGCAGGTAATTTTACTTGTCAGCAATCAGGTACTTATTGGATTAAAGTTACTGTATCATATAATAATGACACAATTAATGGAAGAGGATTATTGATTGGTTCTTCACTTGTTACTAATCCGACTTTGAGTGGAAAAATGAAAATTTATGTTGATGATGCCGTAACTGATAATACAGAAAGAAAATATGCAACTTTAGTATTAGATAGTAGAAATTTCACAGCTGGTGATATTTTTAGTTTATCTGTTAATTCTAGTGTTGGTGATACTTCAATCTATACATGTGCTTGTGAATTTTATAAATCAGAATTGATTGTTGATTACTAAGGCGGTCACACGTTGGAGTTCAAATTTATAACGGGGAAAAAATAGAGACCCACAGATTTATTTTATTTCATTGGGTATGATCAAGCAAAATGTTACGCCGTAATCAGCTTCTTCATAAATAGATATATAATTTTCTTTTTTTACATTAATTAATACGAATTTATATATTATTTCTTTATTTTGTATAAATTTCGGCTTAAATTTATTTTTTCTTACCCATTGTTTTGCTTCATTTAATGAAAAATGTTGCTTGCTAAATATTATTTCGGCTATATATTTCATCTGTTAGTTCAGTTACAAATTCGTCCAAGTCTAAGTTTGAATCTTTTAAGGTATTTGAATAATCGTCTATATTATATTTTTTATAATTATTTAGCCATAAAGCAGTATGTCTTCCACAAGTTGCTATATTTGGTTTTAATTTCTGCAAATGTCTATCATTATATTGAAGGTTTACATTTGGATGATTTTCTTGATAATCTAATAATAATTTCGTCAATACCGGATCAAAATCTTTTGTTGTAATTTGATAATCGGGAAAAGAACCATAAGAATCAAAAAATGTTATTGTATCTTTATCTTTTGTTAAGGCGGTCCAGTGTCCCACATTTGGATTATAAACTATCTCATTATCTTGAATTTCTCTTGAAGGGTATAATAGAAGGATTTCGTCAGTAAAATTGAATAAAAAGTCTAAATTAGGTATTTCTTCTAATTGAGAATAAGTTAAAGTTGGAACTTTTCTATTAAGTAAAGTGTATATGTCGTGATTACTTAAACTATAATCCATCTTTTTTATATATATTATATTTATTATTATTTACTCCACATAATCTATATTTATTAAGAAATTCAACTACTATAGGATTATCTAATTTATATTCTTCTATTATTAATTTACATAATTCTTCTTTATTAAGATTATAAGTAGGGATTGAATATACAGATTTTACTAATTTTCTAAGTTGATTTAATTTTGCCATAGGTTTCAAACCTTTTCCTAGTAAAGCATCAAATTCCGCTTCAAATAAACTACGGGGTATTTGCCTTTCTTCTTCTTGTTTTTGCCTTTTTTCTTCTTGTTTTTGTTTTAATAATTCTATTCTTTCTCTTTTCTTTTTCTCCTTTTCTTGTAGTTTTAATTGTTTTTTAAGTTTTCTTTCTTCTTGTTTTTGTTTAATTTCTTCTTCTTCTTTTTGTCTTTCTAATTCTATTTGTTCAAATTCTTGTTTTTGTTTTTTTAATTCTTCCCATTCTTTTTTAAATTCATCTTGTTCTTCTTTTGGTAATGCTTCAAATTCTTTTTGTTTTTTTCTTCTAGCTAATACACTATGAAATTTGCTTGCATTTCTCATATCATCAAATTGTATTTCTTTATTATCTATTTCTCGTCTTATTTTATCTTGTTCTTCTTTTGTTAATCCTTCTTCTCTTGCAATTCTATCTAATTCGGATTCAGGTTCAGATAATATTATTTCTATTTCAGGTTCTTCTTTTGTTTTAGTTTCTTTTACTTCTTCGGTTTCTGTTTTTGATTCTGATTTTGGTTCTTCTGTTTCTTCTTCGGTTTCTTCGGTTTCTTCGGTTTCTATTACTTCTTCGGTTTCTTCGGTTTCTATTTTTGATTCTGTTTCTTCGCTTTCTTTTACTTCTTCGGTTTCTTCGGTTTCTTCGCTTTCTTCGCTTTCTATTTTTGATTCTGATTTTGGTTCTATATTAAATTCATCTAGATTAATACCTTCTATAACTTTTAATGATTCTTCTTGATTTC